GTGAGCCAGGAACAACTGACCGGCGGACTGCGTCGCACGGCTCGCATGACGAGCGAACTGGCGTCTGGCACGCCGGCTGCCGTCAAGGCGTTCGAGGGTCTCGGCCTGACGATGCAGGATATGGCGGGTCTCGACACCGCGGCCCAGTTCTCGCTCATCGCTGACCGCATCGCGGCCCTGCCGCCTGAGATGCAGGCCGCAGCGGCGATCGACATCTTCGGCCGGTCCGGGCAGGGGATGCTGAACTTCCTGCGGCAAGGCGGCGACGGCATCCGCGAGATGGACACGCTGCTCACGAACCTTGGCGTGAAGATGAGCGGCGAGCAGACGGCAGCCATCGAAGGGATGGGCGACGCGCTCGGCCGACTGATCCTGCCGGTCAAGGGGTTCATTCTGCAGTTCACGGCCGGCATTGCGCCGGCGATCACCGCCGTGTCCAATCTGATCGTCGGGTTTTTCTCGGAGAACACGAAGGGCTGGAGTCTGGCATCTAGTGCGGCCGCGGTGTTTACCGGAGTACTGCGTGGCGTGGTGGGTCGATTTACGATCCTGTACGGCGTGTTTCAGGTGATCTTCGCCATCAACGCCAAACTGAGCCAAGCGTTTAGTGCTGTGTTCTCAGTGATCCTTTCTGGCGTTCAAAGCCTAGCGAGGTCGCTGGCTCAGTTGGCCGAGGCTGCTGGGTTCACGGACCTTGCCGGTTCGCTCGATGCCGGCGCTGCGGGTGCCGCCAAGATGCAGCGAGGCGTGGACAAGCTCGGCAAGGAGTACGGGGAGCAAGCGGCCGAAGGCTTTGCCAACGGCATCAACAACATCACCAACCCTTTCGGTGCCTTTGACGCCGCTCTTGCTAAGGCTCAAGCCGATGCTGCCGCCAACGCTGCCAAGGGCGGCAAGCCGGGCCAGCCGGGTGCCGGTCCTACCGCTCAGGCTGTGGGTGCTGCGATCCGCGCCTCGAGCCAGGAACTCCGTGCCATCGTCGTCGGCTCGTCCGAGGGCGAAGCGTTCCGCAACAACATCATGCGCGGGGCCGACCCTAGGCTCGACGTGAAGGACGACGCCCGCAAGACGGCCGACAACACGGAGCGGTCTGCTGACGCACTAGAGGACATCGCCGATAGGCTCGACCCGACCGGATTGGCGGTGATCGGCTAATGGCTATCATCGACGTTCGAGAACTGCGGTCCTTCGAGTACGGCGAAACGCTGGGCGACAAGGGCCGGATCACGCTTGCCGGGTCCGTGGACCTTCTGGCGTTGCACGACAGCACGCCCGACTTCGGCACGCTGGCTGACGACTCTTCGACGTGGCTCAACCTGGGCAACCAGACGATCCCGAAGGTCGGCGAAACCCGGCTGGTTGCGGGTGTGATGTTCAAGGTCAAGTCGCGAAAACTGTCCTACTACAAGGGCGACGACGCCGACCGTGCGATCAAGATTGCGGTGACCTACGAGGCTCAAGACGACGAGTCAGAGCAGCCGTCGCCTGAAGATCAAGAGACCGAAACGTGGAAGCGGATTAGTATCTCGACCGAACAGAAGGAATGCCCGCTCACGGACCAGGGCGAGAATGGCGAGTACAACGCTGCCCCAAAGCCGGCAACAAACTCGGCGGGCGACCCGGTGGACGGGCTGACAGAAAACCGCTGCCTTCTTCGGCTGACGTACACCAACACCAAGGTCGTCAGGCCAAACATTGCCGCGTTAACATCCTACGTCAACACGACCAACGAGGTCGCTTTCCTAGGTGCATCGCGGCGGACGATGCTGTGTGTCGGCTACAACGCGGACTTCGACGACAAGGTGGACCAATGGGTTGTCTCAGTCGATTGGCTGTACGACCCCAAGGGGCATTTCGTTGAGTTCCACGACGCTGGCTTCAATGAGGTTGTCGGCGGCGAGCGGCGAGCAATCCTCGACCTTGCCGGTAATCCAGTTAGCAAGCCGGTGCAGCTCGACGGCAGCGGACTGGCGGTTCTGCCAACGCTGATCACCGGCCCCAATGCCAAGGACTACATATTCACGCGCAAGGCGTATCCGTATGAAGAGAAAGTCCACAGCAACCTGTTTACGGAGGCGGGCATCTAATGGCTGACGAAATCAAGGCTTCGGTCACGCTGCAGTGTGACAACGGCAACTTCTCCGACCGGTTCGCCGCGGCATCGGTGAAGGCCAACCAGACGACGCAGGCGGCGGCGGCCGGCGTGGTGACCATCGGCACCTCGGTGCAAACGCTCTCGCTCGGCATCGTGTCGGCCCCAGGCTACGCGGCGTTCCGCAACCTGGCCACGCAGACGGCCGGCACGCACGCCGTGTTCATCGGCCGCTTCGACGGAACGAACAGCCAGGAAGTGCTTGAGCTTCAGCGTGGCATGGCGGCGGTCCTGCCGCTGGCCGAGACGATTACCCTTGGCCTGCGAGCGGTGACGAGCACGCAGTACACGTCGGCCGCTCGGCTGCAGTACCTCGTCCTGTCGAGGTGACCGATGCCGGTCTACGGGTTCAGCGAGGACGACGCTAAGCGTATCGGCCACGCCGTCAAGGTGGTCGAACGTAGCGGCCCTACGCTGAAGACGAGCGGCGCGGTGAACGATCGCGGGGCGGCAGGCGTCCGCATCATGATTGGCAAGGTGGGTACAGCGGAGTGGTCGAAGGCATCGTCGGCGGTCATCACGCTCTACGTCGGTCCGCCTTCCACGGCCACTTCGAGGCCCACGGCGACGGCCGGGACGATGGTCGCGCACAACATCTTCGCCACCATTCCCAGTTCGGCCTACGTCGCCATGAGCAACAACGGGTTTGGGTGGTACGCCATCGCCGCGGAGTGTGAGTGATGCTCATGCCCTGTAGCGCCTGCTGCGGCACACCGTGCACCTGCCCGACGTGTGACGCTTGCTGTTCGTGCGCTCCGTGGGACTGGGCATTTGACGCCCGGGAGCTATCGCCTAGCCAGTATTCCCTGAGTCTCTATGACGACCTGCTTGACCTACTGCCGGGCTGTATCAGCCGGCTATATGAGTCGCAGTCCGCGTGCGTGGATGCAAAGGTGGCGCAGGCTCTAATTAACTTTCCAGGGTGGACTGAGCAGCAAATTCGCGATCTTTTCCAGGCGTCTTGGGAGGCTAACGAGTGCCGGGATGACATCTTTTTTAATGGCTCCACATGGTTCGGTTGGAGCGTGCCGTACATCAACGGCGTGGTGGCCACGGCGGCAGTGCTGGAGGAGCAATGCCCCGACGGCGCGCCGCCGGCACCGGATTGGTGCTTGCCTGGCGCCACTCGCTACTGGTACGTGCAGGAGTTTTCCGGCTCGTCGGGGGCTATACCCGACATCCGCAAACTTGTTCTCGCTACCCCCGGCACTGGCGACTGGATCGTAGACGCCCTGCTAGAGCGTGGCACACAGGACGACCTGCCGGCCGAGGGGTGGGTCGAGGCCGACGACTGTGCCTCTTGCGACGACCCTGCTGAGCTGGAGACAGACTGCGATCCAGCCGCGGACTACAAGGTGTTCTACGACAAGACCGTGTCAGTAGAAGACTCGTTTACCGACCTTTGCAACTCGTCTACCGACGCGCTGCAACTATGCCCTCCGCAGAACTGCAAGCTTGTGACCATCACGGTCACGCGGACGAACCAGTGTTCGCCGAACTCGCCGGCTTCGCCGGACGTAACCTCGTTCACCGTGGTACTCGCCGTCTGCCCTTGTGGCACGCTCGTCTCCGTGGTTGTCTCCCCTGACAACGAGGACTCGGACCCGGTGGTTATCGACGGCTACGGGTACGCAAGCGAGCAGGACTGCATCGACGACCTGACCGAGAGCAACTGTCTTGGCGGTACGGCCAGTAGCCAGTGCATCGGGGACCAATGGAAGCAAGTGCGGCACGCGATCGACGGCACGCGAGACTGCCTGGAGTCTGTGTGTACCAGTGCTTGTGATCCGCCGGGGTGCTGCTCATGAATACCCGCAGCATGGTCATCCCGTACTCGGGGCGAGTGGACCCGGCCACGCTCGCGGCGGCGATTGCCAAACTGCTGGGCGAAAGCCCCGGCAGCGGCCTGCTCCAGCTGCGAGTAGTCGAGCATGCCCCGCCGCCACCAAATGAAGGACCGGGCACGGAACTGAAAAAGCTCCTATCCAAGATCGGCATCACGCCGAAGGCCGGCTGTAAATGCCTGGCGCGTGCCGTGGAGATGGACATCCGCGGCTGTGACTGGTGCGACGCCAACGTGCCCACCATCGTCGGCTGGCTCCGCGAGGAGGCCACCAGTAGGCGGCTGCCGTTTGTTGACGCGGCGGGTACGGTGCTGGTGAGACGAGCGATCAGCAACGCGAGGAGGCTGCATCGTGGCAAAGCGCACGGATGAGCGCGGGTGGACTGGCCTCGACGACGTTGACTACGAGGAAGACACGGACGGTGCCAACCCGATGCCGGATGACGACGGCAACATAGTTCTACATCGCAAGGAGGCGGCAGATGCAGCGAGGGGACGCGATAACGCGAAAGGCCGAGCGGCTCGCAAAACTCCATCCCGAAGCCCCCGCGCAAACGCTCGCAAGGCGACTCGTAAAGGAAAGTAACGGCGCGATCACGCTGCACCAGGCACGCATGCGGATGCAGCGGCAGTTCGGGCAACACGGCAAGAAGAACCGCAAGACGCAGAAGCCTACGGTCCCGCGTCCCCCGCGAGAAGCCGGCGAGATCCTCGCCATGCCGAAGTCGATGGCCCAGCCTTGGACGCCGTACGTCCTGAAGGTCACCGGCCCAATCGGCATCCTGTCCGACGTGCATGTGCCGTATCACTCTGAGGTCGCCGTGGCTGCCGCTGTCGGCCACCTGAAAGAGCAGGGCTTGTCTGGGCTACTTTTGAACGGCGACATAGCCGACTTCTACGCCATCAGCCGGTACATGAAAGACCCGGCCTACCGGGACTTCAAGGGCGAACTCGAGGCGGTGCGTGGGTTCCTCGGCTGGCTGCGGCAGGAGTTCCCCGACATCCCGATCGTCTACAAGACCGGCAACCATGAGGACCGGTGGCAGCACTGGCTCTGGCAGCACGCCGCCGAGATCAGCGACGACCGACGCATGAGCCTGACGGCGTGGCTCGACCTAGACAAACTCGACATCGAACTCGTCGATAACCAGCGGCCGGTCATGCTGGGGAAGTTGCCGGTGCTGCACGGCCATGAACTGCCGAAGGGGATGGCGGCTCCGGTCAACGTCGCCCGCGGTGCGTGGATGCGGACGCTATCGACGTGCCTGGTGGGACATTCGCACCGGACCAGCAACCACGCCGAGTCGGACATGTGGCACCACGAAACGGCGTGCTGGAGCACGGGATGCCTGTGCGACCTACGGCCCGACTACGCGGTCATCAACCGATGGAACCACGGGTTCGCCGTTGCCACCGTCCACGACGGCGGGGCGTTCGACGTGCAGAACTACCGCGTGATGGGTGACGGCACCGTGCGGTCGGCTTGACCACGGGCATAGGCTGCGGACTCACCCCGAGGAACCAAGCATGACGACCACGACACTGGAAGAGCACAACGCCGCACTGCGGGCAGCCGTCCGCGAGCGGCTCGACGCCACGCCAGCCGATGACCACAAGGTGTCGCCGCGGGCGACGGAACCTAGGCACATTGTCGCAACTACCGAGGAAACGCAACACGACGAGTCGGACGTGCCCTACGTCGAGCACCTGCTCGGGCGGCAGCGTGGCGACTCGGTCCTGAGCGAGACCTACGCCGAGTGGGAGCCGGGCTTCCAGCCCGTCACTCCGGCAGAGCAGACGCTGCGGGACGCGATCGCCACGATCCGAGACCGGCACGGCAAGTACGGGCCACCTACGGAGCATTTCGCCAGGACGGCGTCGCTGGTGAACGCGGCGTTCGGCACGACGTTTACGCCGGCCGACTGGGCTCTCGTCATGGTCTTGGACAAGATCGCCCGCCAGATGGGGCCAGCGGCGACCGACGACGCTGCTATCGACATCGCTGGCTACGCGGCCTGCCACCAGGAGTGCCGACGTGGCTGAACCCCTCACCGACGCCTACCTCCAGCAGTGCGAGCAGGACGCCCGCCGGTTCAGCGGTGCGTACACCGGGACCAGCGGTACGCTCGCGGCTCACGTCATGCGGCTGCTCGCGGAGTTGAGCCGGGTCAAGGGGACGCTCGCCGTTGAGCGAGCGAGGCGTGAGCAACACACTTGCCGCTGGGGCGACGACCCGAGCGGGCCTTACGTCTCGGACGAATTCCTCGGCGGCCTGCGGGCTGATAGCAACGAGTGCTGGCCGGATAGATGAGGGGGCAGGACGCATGATTGGTCTGTACGTCCTCTCGGCGTGGCTCGCTGCCGACGTTGCCACGGGCATCGTCCACTGGTGGGAGGACCGATACGGCGACCCCGCGTGGCCGGTGCTGGGGCGGCACGTCGTGGCGCCGAACATCCGGCACCACTCTGAGCCCCGGGCGTTTCTGGCCGGCGGCTACTGGCAACGCAACTGGACGACGATCCTGCCCGCGGCTGCCGTATCGCTCGTCGCCCTGGCGGCGGGGCAGCACTGGCTCGCCCTTGTGGCGGTGTTCTCTAGCCAGGCCAACCAGGTTCACGGGTGGGCGCACCAGCGATGCTCACGCCCGATACGGGGGCTGCAACTCATCGGCCTGCTGTCGTCGCCAGACGGGCACGCGGTCCACCACCGATCGCCGTACAACACAGACTTCTGCGTTATGAGCGACTGGTGCAACCCGCTGCTGTCTGCGGTGGGATTCTGGCGTGGGCTGGAGCAGGCCGTGGGCTTGGCCGGCGTGCATCCGAGAGCGGAGCGAGAGACTGCTTGACCGGGCGGCGGGTTGAGTGCGACGACGTGTCCTCCTCCACGTTGCCGCCTCCCCGCTTGCTCGGTCACGCCGCCGGCCTACCCCCGTCCTTCGGCGGGCCTTCAAGGTCGAGCGGCGGCAGGTAGTCCAGCCCCCGGTGCGTCTCCGTGATCCGCGGATCAAGGTAGTGTCCACGGGTCATCGCCGGATCGGCATGTCCGAGGTGGGCCGTGGCATCCCCGCCGGCAGCGGCGACGTAGGAGGCCGACGCCTTGCGAATCGCGTGGAACGCCCTGGCGGGCACGCCTGCCGTCTGGCAGAGCAGCCGCATGCTGGCGTAGTGCGACAGCGGATGGCCCGTCCTAGGCCACACCAGAGCGTCAGGCGGGCCCCGGCGGCTCTCCAGTTCAGCAGCCAGGGCAGCGGTGATCGGGGCAACGAGGTCACGCTCGCGGCCCTTGCGGGTCTCGGCGAGGAATACGAGCCGCCCCTGCGACGTGTCCACCTCACGCCACCGCAGATCCAACAGGGCTCCAATCCGCTCGCCGGTCTGCCATGCGGACTGGAGAAGCGTGCTCCACCACCAGGCCGAAGGCACGCCGGACATTGCCCCTCGGCGGGCTTTGGCGGCTCGGACCAGGCGGCTCATCTCGTCCAGTGTGTAGGCGGTCGGCGTCCGCCGCACCCGCTTCTGGCGTGGCAGGCCCGGCCACTCGCCGCCGTGCAACTTCTTTTTGCAGGCCCACGTCCAGATCGCCAGCAACTGGCTGCGGTCCTTGGCGACGGTATGCGGGCTGACGACGCGCCCCCGGCAGGGGTTCGTGGCTCGCCACCGCAGGAACTTCGAGACCTGCACGTCCTCCAGATCCGTGATCAGCGGCTCGCGGCCGAGGAACTCAGCGAACTTGTCGATCGTGTGGCCGTAGAGCGTCATCGACCTGGCCGACAGATTCATGAGTAGGGCATACCGCTCCAGCAACTCTCGCATCGTCATCGGGCACCTCCTTCCCCCATAGTGTACAGATGTTTAACGGAGCCCTCTCCGTTGAAACTTCCCCCGCCAGTCGATCCTACGGAGGGTCGGCTGGCCGGGGCAAGTTGGGAGGATTGAAGGTGGGGATTGGTTGACTGTTGCGACTACGCCACTACGATTGGGACATGATTGCCATGGCTGTTCACGATGACTGGGTTTCGGTAGCCAAAGCCGCCGAGATCGCCGACTGCTCAGAGCAGTTCATCCGGCGTCTGTTGCTGAAACACCTGCCGCGCGACGCGAAGGGCAAGCCCTCGTCGGACAGAACCCGCGGCTGCCCGCTCGATGGCTGGCTCGTCAACGGCCGGGCTTGGACCGTGAGCCGTGCGTCGGCGGAAGCCCTCAAGGGCACCCTGACCAGCCGGGCAGGGAAGCGGAAGCGGGCGGCCACACGTCCGACCAAGAAGCGGAAATCCCGCTAATCCCCGAGCGAAACGGGGCTCCAAAAAAATCCTCTCAAGTGCTCTTGACGGTAGTTGCGATATTGCTACTATCCAGTTCGTCAGGCAATTGAGACCTGACGCAACGCCAACCGGGAGACGAACGATGGAACGCCTCCTTTCGCAGCTGATGCCAGCACTCGTCCTAGTCCGCATCGGCCAGGAACTCGGCACAGACTCGCCAGCCGCTCGCGCGGTGCACGACCTGCTCGAACTGCTGGCCGCCGTTCCCTGGAAGATTCTTGGTTGACTCTAGTTGCCGTACTGCAACACGCTACCGTCCCGAAACCCGACCCGCAAACCTACCGTTTCCCCCCGTGCTTTAGTCGCCTTGCAGATTCCGGCCAGTGAACGCTTGACCAGTTTGGGAGAACGGATATGTTGACCCCCTCTTGTGAAGTGAGTGCCCCGTCTATGACTGCACAACCTGAACACACGACCACGCAGGTCCGCAGGCAATACCAGCGTGCTTACTACCTCGCCAACCGCGAGCGATTGAAGGCACAACGCAAGGCCTATCGCGACGCACATCGGGACGAAATCGCACGTCAAGGAAAGGCCTATCGCGAGGCAAACAGTGCCGCCTTAAAGGCCAAGCGTGACGCCTGCCGCGAAGACACTTCAGCGAAGAACCGCAAGTACTACGCCGCCAACAAAGAAGCCATTCGGGCCAGGACTAAGCGATGGCTGGCTAACAACGCAGAACGAGTTTCTGCAGTTGCCGCGGAGTACCGAAGGAAACACCCGCAAAAGGCACGCGCCTATTACCTCACTAACAAACGGGAGCGGCACAAGTGGTTTTCCAAGTGGCAAACCGCGAAGAGGCAATCTGATCCGAGCTTTGCGGTGCAGTGCAAGGTGTTGAGTTGGACTTGCAGGGCGATGAGACGGCATCTGTCTGGCCTGCCAGTTTCTAAGTCAACAAGGATCGTGCAGCTGCTTGGCTGCGATTGGCTTGAGTTCATCGCACATATCGAGGCCAAGTTTGACCAAGGCATGTCGTGGAGCAATCACGGCCGGTCCGGCTGGCATTTCGATCACATCCTCCCTCTTTCTTCGTTCGACCTCACGGATGAGGCCGAACTCAGCAGGGCTTGTCACTACACCAACGTTCAGCCGCTTTGGGCTGCTGACAACGTAAGAAAAGGAGCAACGATCGCATGAGCATCAGCAAACACCCCGGAGACAACGAGTACCAGGCCGCCGTCGCTGCCATGCCCGAGCACACCGTCTCGGGCGGCACGACCCGCTACCGCGACGGACGCCTCGTCACGACCTACGCGGTCGGCGACCGCATCAAGTGGCGAGACAAGGGCCGCACGCTGGCCGGCGTCGTGGTCGAGGTGCTGACCGACGACACGTACCACGTTCGGCGGCATGTCCCTGACCGGGGCAACGAGCACCACGCGGTGACGGCCGAGCAGATTGTGCCGTTCTGACCGCAGGAATTATGGCGGAAATTGCATGGGGGTTGATGCCCCCCCGACAGCGATTAGGTTCCCCCCTTCGGTAATCGGACTTCGGCATCCTATTAGGCGACGAACTTCACGGACGTACAGGACCACCGGACGGAGGATCTATTCGGTGGAAGGAGTGGGGCGGAGCCCCAGTAGCACGGACGCACGACACCCCGCCGAGCAGGACGCGGAGCGGGTTTTTGACAGAGAACCAACCCAGTTTTTCTTACGAAGGACATGACAGATGACCACGGAAATCAGCACGTATCGGCCCGGCGGACTGTCCCTCTTGACGTTCGAGGACGCATGGCGGTTCGCCAAGATGGTGGCCAACTCTGACTTTGCACCGAAGGAGTTTCGCGGGAAGCCGGAAGCGTGCCTTCTGGCGATCCAGAAAGGCGCCGAAGTTGGGCTGACCCCGCTGGAGGCGCTCCAGTCGATCGCCGTCATCAACGGCAGGCCGACGATCTGGGGCGACGCGGCCTTGGCCCTGGTGCAATCGAGCTCCCAGTGCCTCTACGTCCGCGAGTACACCGAGGGCGACGGCGACAGCCTGACCGCCATCTGCGAGGTGCAACGTCGTGGCTACCCGCAGCCCACGGTCGCCAAGTTCTCCGTCGCCGACGCCAAGAAGGCGGGGCTGTGGGGCAAGTCGGGACCATGGTCCCAGTACCCGAGCCGCATGCTTGGGCTGCGGGCACGGGGCTTTGCGTTGCGGAACGCATTCGCCGACGCCCTGCGTGGCCTTGTGACGGCCGAGGAGGCTCAGGACTACCAGACGCCTGAGCCGGTCCGCGAGACGCCACGCGAGCCAGTCGTGGTGCGGCCCAAACTGGACGCCCCCGTTGCTACAGAGACGCCATATCAGAAGGCCCTTCACGCCATCCAGCGGGTCAAGACGCTCGCCGATTGCGACAAGCTCCGCGACCTCATCACGGCACGGCACGCCGAGGGTGTGTTCACCGACGCCATCCGCGACGACCTGGTGGACCTGCTCCACGGCAAGGCCGAGATCCTCATCGGCGAAGAGGAGGTGACCGCATGACACCGCAAGCCGTCATTGAGTACCTGCGGGGCGCCGGACAGCACGCCATGGCGGACACCGTCGCGCGGCTGCGGGACGACGCGATGCGATTCCAGCTGCGGGCAGAGGCGAACTTACGTGACTACTACGAGTTGAGGGACAAGCACGAGCCGCGGGCACCGTCGCCGTCGTGCTGGAAAAACAACTGGACAGGGGATTGAGACAACCGGCCCACCATGGCCGCAGCGGCTGCATTCATCGGCCGCATTGGTCGCCTTGCGGGAGTGGCGAGTAACCACCGCAGTCGCCGCCGACTCCACGGTGAGGCGACCGAGCCCGGCGTAACCGGGCAAATACACGAAAGGATGCGTGATGAACCACTACGGCATCGAAGACTGTGCCGGCCCGCTCTTCGCCCAGCATGCCCCTGCCGTTCGCGGCTCGGTCACCTCGGCCGCGGCAGCCGACTCGCTGACGCCGGCCACGCTCAACGCACTCCAGAAGCGGGTGCTCGACTTCATCTCGCGGAGGCCCAGCGGTGCCACTGACGAGGAGATCGCGAACGAACTCGAGATGAACCCGTCAACCGTGCGACCACGGCGAATCGAGCTGGCACGACGCGGCATGATCGTCGAGAGCGGAAGCACCAGGCGGACCGCGAGCGGACGCATGGCGGTGGTTTGGAGGGTGAAGTGATGAAAGATGAGTGGCGGCAAAAGCGAGCAGACAGGTTCAAGATCCTGCACAGAGATAAGTTCGCTTGCAGGTATTGCTCGGCAATGCCGGGGTCCGACTTTCTCGAGGTCGACCATTTGATTCCGCGGTCAAAGGGCGGCGGCGACCACGAGTCGAACTTGGTTGCCGCATGCAGAACATGCAACAGCCGCAAGTCAGACACGATCGTCTTCCCGCACGACTTGATTGAGCGGCAAGATGAAGACGGATGGTACGTGCACAAGACATTTGGCGAGTGGTCAATAGTGTTTTGTGACACCTGCATTGCTGTTGAAAAGCAGGGATACGGACACATCACAGCAAATCGTTTGTTTGACGAGCAGTTAATGCGGCACCTGTACGACAAAACATGGAGCCCGCAAGTGTTTAGCGACATGGAGCGAGCATTCGGTTTTCTTCGGCAGATGATGGAGGGAGCCAAGGATGGCACGCACACGACTGCTTAAGCCGGGGTTTTTCTCAAACGACCAGTTGGCCGAATGCGCCCCGCTGGCCCGGCTGCTCTTCGCCGGGCTGTGGACGCTGGTTGACCGGGACGGCCGGATGGAGTGCAGGCACGCCAAGATCAAGGCCCAGGTGCTGCCGTACGACGAGTGCGACATCGCCGGCCTGCTGGCTCAGCTGTCGGACCGTGGCTTCGTGCAGGTGTACGTCGTTGACGGGAAGTCCTACGTGCAGGTCAACGGATTCACCAAGCACCAGAACCCGCACCACAAGGAAACGTCCGACAACCTGCCGGAACCCCCGAAAAACACGGGCGAAACGCAAAGCCGCGTAATTACCGCGACTAGTCCGGGTAATTCCGTGACTAGTCGCGGATTTTCCGGAACTAGCCCTGCCTTAACCCTTAACCCTTCTCCCTTAACCGTTAACCCTTCTCCCTTGACTAAAGAAGAACACACACACACACAGGCCGGGGGCGACTTTCGGAAACCCGGCTGGGCGGCAGACGAGTGGCAGCGGTTCGTGGCCGTCTGGAACGCCACGGAGCGGGCTGAGCCTTGGCCGCACCTCACGGCCCCTGACGGGTGGACAGACCTGGCAGCGTCCCCTGGCTGGCTCCAGCGGGCACGGGAGGCACTGGCCCGTCTGCCGAGCCGGGCGTACTTCAACCGCCCCCTGCCGGTCACTCGATTCTTTGACTTCGTTGACAGGATCAGGGCAGGCGAGTTCGCCGACCCGAAGTTTGAGCACCAGGCACGAAGCCGCAGCCGACAACCGGCAGGAGGTAACCTGTGAGAACGTGGGAGCAGAACAAGACCGCCATCAACCAACTGTGGCCGCAGTGCCAGTGGACCGACGAAGAGCGTCGGCTCTGGTCTGACGACCTGTCGAGCGTCGATCAGGACGTGCTCTTCGATGCGGCCCGCAACGTGAAGCGGAACAACGACACGCTGTACCCGCAGCTGAAGTGGTTCCGCGAGGAGTACCGGTCGCTCAAGCGGCTGAAGGACGCTCGCAACCCGAGCCGTCCGTCGTCTGAACCGAGGCCGGCCAGGGTGGACATCGCCGCGGAACTGGACGAGCGAACCAAGGCGGACCTGATGCTGGTCGTCGATGACGCCACGGTGGAGAGCCATCGGGAGGTCATCACGCTCATCGCCGACAAGGCGGCGGACCTACAGATCCGCATGCACACGGCCTACCGGCTGGTGTCGTACCTGCTCCAGCGTCTCGGCCTGGACAACGGCGGGAGGGTCTGGTCATGACCGCTCTGCGCTGCGAAGACCTGCCCGCCACGGCTCGGCAACTCGAGGTTCTGGCGTACATCCGCCGGCACATCGACGAGCTTGGCTACTCCCCGGCTTTGCGTGACATCGTCAGGCACTTCCGCTGGGTGTCGCCGAACACGGCCGCGTGCCACGTCAGTGCCCTCGTCCGCAAGGGATTGCTGCGGCAGACCAGCGGCGTCGCTCGTTCACTCGTTCCAGTGGAGGCAACCGATGGCTGAAGGCAACCCGTACCCGCGCCCGTCGCCCGTGATGCTGGCTCGCATGCTGGAGACGCACGCCTGGGCGGACCATCTCGACGACGAGACTCGCCGGCTCATCGAGTGGGCACACGAAACGATTGACGAACTGACGCTGCGGCTGGGCAAACAGGCGGCACAACTAGAACGAGCGGAGGCACGCCGATGACAACGACGCATGTAGCGTGCATCGCAGTAGGAATCTTGGTCCAGGCGGCGACGTTCGCCCTTGGGCTGTGTGTTGGTGTGGCTTTGAGGAAGGAGCCGGATCATGGCGGTCAAGGAACGGATTCGTGGTGGCGTGACATTGAACGTCGCCGAGTTGAAGAATTCATTGCAGGTCGTCGGAAAAGCTGTGTCGTCCCGTGCCGTAAAGCCGGTGCTGAGCAACGTCAGGATCGGTGACGGTCGAGTCTCGGCCACGGACCTTGAGGTCCGCCTGGACGTGGACATCGACTACCACGGCGATGCGATGCTGTTACCCCACGGCAGGCTGTTGGCGATCCTGAACGCCGCCGGCTGTGACGAGGTCACGTTCACGCCGAAGGGCGCGGCGTGCGAGGTGCGGTGCGGTCGTGGCAGCTGGACGCTGCCTACCGAGGATGCAGCGGAGTTCCCGAGTTGGGAGCCGGAAGGGCTGACGGCGAAGACTCAGCATCCGGCTGAGCAGCTGGCCCACGCCATCCGCTCGGTGCTGGTGGCGACCGACAACGAGAGCAGCCGCTACGCCCTGGGTGCGGTGCTGATCGAGGTCGAGGCCGAAGGCAAGGTGTCGCTGGTCGCAACCGACGGGCGGCGGCTGCACCTGGCGTCCATTGAGAACGCCGTGAACCTCGACCCGTCGCAGACGCTGCTGCCGGCTCGGGCGGCGGGCATCCTCTACTCGCTGGCGTCGGCCGGTGGGCAGGAGATGGTCGAGGTCGATGCCAGCGAACGGGAGGTGGTCTGCACCTGCGGCGGCGTCAGGCTAACGGCCAGGCTGGTTGAAGGGCGATTCCCTCGGTGGCGTGACGTGCTGCCGAAGGGCGAGCAAGAGCCGACCGTTGTTTTGGCGGCGGATCTGCTATCGGCCACGACGGCAGCGGCGATCGTGACGAGCGAGCAGTCGAAGGGGGTGCGGTACACGTTCACGAAGGAAGGGATCCACATGGTCGCTCGGTCTGCCGAGGCCGGCGAGTCGAGCGTGACGTGCGAGGTGCAGGACGCCGGGCATGAGTGCTCGGTGGTGCTCGATCCGGCCTACGTGCGTGAGTGGCTGCGGTGTCTGCCGTCGGGCGGTGATCCAGTGGTGACCCTCACGGCCAAGGACAAGGGCTCGGCGGTCGTCATGAGGTCTGACGACACCTACACGGGCGTGATCATGCCCCTAGACACGGAGGCTTGAACGTGGCGACTAGACTCGACATCGACGTGCCGGCTCTGTTTCGCCTGTGGAACGACCACAGCCTGACCGTGTCGGAGGTGGCGCGAGACCTCGGCGTCTCGGACCGCCACGTCCGCCGGTTGGCGCGTGACCGTTCGTTGCCAGAGCGGCCATACTGCTGGAGGCATTCGTCGGCTACGGCCGAGGAGCTCGAGGACGAGGATGGGGCTGAGACGTTGGAGTTGAGCCCATACGTGAAACGGCGAATCGAGCTGTTGAAGATCGGGCCGTACGCAGAGTGACAGAACAGCGCCCCCGGCGGGCTAGGCACCGAACCGATAATTCGGCTCGCCGAACCCGCCGGGGTGCGCCAATCGAACGTATGGAAAGAGCGACGAAAAGCGGGGGATTGCGGATATGAGTAGGGGGCGACGTTCAAACGCCAGACAATGTCCCGAGCGGGAACAGCCGGCGCGAAAAGAGGGGACGATGCCGGCGCGGAGCGTCGAAACTTGGAGCGATGATCCCGAGCGGGTATGAGTTGGAGAGTGAGATCGCTTGCGATCAGAGGCACAGTTCGCTGCATCGCTTGGTTCTGTGAGCGTAGAGACATGAACGACAAGCCACGCCGACGCACCGTGATCGCCGCGATCCTCGTCATCCCAGTGATGCCGAAGCCTCGCGTCGTCTGGGTCTACTACTCTGACGGTGGCTGCATGATGCCGTGGCTGCCAACGTGGGTGCGATGCAGACTGCTCGGCGAGAAGGCCATACGAGATGACGGCAAATACTTTGCCATGGACCATGTGCGGAAACATCTTTACTGGATGGACGACGGACCCAGGGCAAAACTCAACGCGCCGACAGAGCGAGATTCTCGGGGCTGCCCGCCGAAACGGCTTCCGTTTTGAATAACGCCGACACAGAACGTGCAGCGATGAATGGCTGCGAACACAGGAGCATGACACCATGAAAGACGAGAATGAGCAGCCCATTCCATCGCGTGGTTCTCACGGGCAGGCGATCGCGATGGTGATTGACGCGGAAATACGGGCGTTGATGCACGGCGCAATCAGCCTCCGGCTCCACGCCGCCGACCGATCGCGCGGAAAACAAGAACTAACCGACACGGCAGAGATGTCTGGCTTGCTTGAGATGGCAAATGTACTAGACGACATGCGTGCGGAACGCGAAACAAAAGTTTTGCAGTGGAAGTCGCGGTGAGAGCGCTTGCGATCAGCGGCTCGTCCGCTGCATCGCTTGGTTCTGTGAGCGCAGGAGAAAACGATATGGGGGACGAGATTCTATTTCCGAAGGGATGCAAAATGACGATCACGCCGCAGCCTTGGATTGCTGTAAGCGAAGACTTGCCGGAAAGGGGCGAGGAAGTTCTTGTCACCGATTCGACAAGGTGTGGCGTGGCTTCGTTTGTGGATGGCTACAGAGACTGTGTGGACACTCAGGAATGGGACGGCACGCCAATTGTGCCTACCCACTGGATGCCTCTCCCGGCCCTGCCGACGGACGGCTGGTAGTCCACAGAACGCTTGCGATCAGCGGCCCGCGACCTATGACCATGAACAAACCAACCGACGCTCTCGCGGGTCCGCTGCATCGTGTGGTTAGCCTGCGGATTGTTCCAATCGACCACAAGGGGGCTAACGCTTTCGTCCAGAAGCACCATCGACACCACAAGCCAACAGTGGGCCACAAGTTCAGCCTTGCCATCGCGGACGAGACGGACGCCATTCGCGGCGTGGCGATTGTGGGCCGCCCGGTGGCTCGGATGCTTGACGACGGCTGGACGCTCGAAGTGAACCGCTGCTGCACTGACGGGGTTCGCAACGGCTGCTCGATGCTCTACGGGAAGGCGTGGCAAGTGGCGAAAGCTCTCGGCTACCGGAAGCTCATCACCTACACGCTGCCGGCCGAGGGCGGGGCAAGCCTTCGCGGAGCTGGCTGGAAGTGCATTGGGGAACGGGGCGGCGGGAACTGGAACGTGAAGTCGCGGCCACGGGTGGACACCGACGTTTTGCTCCAGGGGCAGAAGCTACTTTGGGAAGCAGGCTAACGCCAGCGATCAGCGGCTCGTCCGCTGCATCGCTTGGTTCTGCGACGTATCAACTGGAGCGACGATGGACATCCAAGCGCTGTTTCTCAAGACGATGGCACAAGCCATTGACGATTTCTGGCTACGGGGCGGCCCCCAGCCAAACGACCAAGCACTGATCGCCATCGAACCAAGGCTGGCCCGCCTGCTGGAGATCGACGCTGACGAGCCATACGAAGACGATGAGTAGTCGCAGAACCACATTTATGCGGTTCCGTATAACCCGCCCCCTGCCGTATATCACCCCGCCGGATCGACGCCAGCCTGCGGCGTGACGGCGGACGCCGGCGTTATGCGGTTCTGTATAAGCCGCATTCCTTGACACGTCTGACACCCTGCCAGTGACCCGGCGGACACCGGGTGTCATCGGAGGACGTGCCATGCGTTTCGTGTTCGCTCTGCTCCTGGCGGTGGTCGCCACTTCGGCGTCGGCTGCTGGCCCGACTGTGATCGTGACGGCCCAGGACCACGCCGTCGTCATCGCCCGCCGTGGCGTGCTCGTTCACTCGAGCTGCAACCGGTGGGAGGGGATCGGCATGGGTTCGACGCCCGAGGCGGCTCGGCGGAACTGCTGCTTCTTCGGCAAGCGTCAAATCGTCGAGGAAGGCGTTGCCTACTCGCCGGCTCGTCGCATGTGGTTCGCCGTCATCCGCTACCGGTGAACCATGGCACCTTGGCTCATCATCCTCACGGGCGGCATCTACCTCGTGGTCGCTGCGGATCTGGCCTGGCATGGCAAGCCGGGGCTGGGCCTGGCGTACCTCGGGTATGCGTTCGCCAACGTCGGGTTGTATATCGCAGCGAGGGGCGAATGAACCCGGTGTCGTTTACGGTGCTAGGCGAGCCCGTCCCGCAGCCGAGGCCGAGAGTCTCGACTCGGGGCGGG